AAGGTAAACATGGCGCGTATTCACGAACTGGCTGGTGACTTCCTAAAGAACAACGGCTTTATGATGATGGGCGACCTGTCAGGAGCAATGCGTTCAGAGGTTCTAACTATTCTGTCAAACGGAATCAAGTATTCGTGGACTACGGCAACAATGGTTAATATGATTTACGATGCGATGACCAGAAAAGGATTCATTTCGGTAAACACGAACGCCATAGCAACCGCACGAACAATAGATGAAATACAAGAGTCTATTCAGGAGAAAACAAAAGGACTTCACAGGATTGAAACCACTGTGCGTACTAATGCCTTTGAGGCTATAAACGAGGCGCGCTATTCTACGTTCACTGATCCGTCACTGGATGGTTTCGTTTCAGGATTAGAGTATTCGGCTATACTGGATAGCAGGACAACGCAGATATGTACGCACTTGGATGGTCGAATATATGAAACTGACTCTGGCGAATGGGATTCTATAAGGCCGCCGAATCACTATAATTGTCGCTCGTTGCTAGTACCAGTTACAATAATCGACGAAGTTGAGGGCAAGGATAAGGAAAAGGGTACGATTTATTCAAAGCCAAGTACTATAGCACCGCAACAAGGGTTCGGAGGCGGAACAGGTTGAGCGATCATTACGTAAATAAGTTTGGACGCGCTGGCAATGTTGATGCGGAAATGGATGTTTATGACGTAAGCACAGGCAACTATGAGTTTCCTACTGTCGCCTTTGAAACTAAGATTGTTGGAATAGCCAACGACGATGTTAGCAGTAACGGCGTTCACAGTGTTCAAGTTGAAGGTCTTGATATTAACGGTGTTGAGATTGCGGAAGTGGCAACACTTACTGGCGCAACTCCTGTCACTCTTGCCAATTCATACTATCGCGTGAACAGGGCATACATTAAAGCAGTAGGCGCTTTCGGCGTGAACTCAGGGAACATTTCCATAACGCACACTGGATCGGCAACATTGGCGCGAATTTCTGGACTTGAAGGGCAAACACTTCAAGCAATCTATACAGTGCCAGCCAATGTTAGCGGCCAAATCGTTTCATGGAGAGTGGATGCGGCAAGACCCGCGACTCAGGTAGCCTTTGAAGCGTCTGTTCGTTTACAAACAAGGGAAGCGGGTAAAGGATGGCGCACTAAAGACGCAGGTCAGGCTGGTAATACAAACAGTCTCACCCGGATATTCCAAACGCCACAGCCCATTACGGTTAAGCCTCTGACTGATATTCGCGTAAGAGTGACTTCTGTTAACACTGATGACGGCGCGGTTAGCGCAGGATTTGAGATTAAAGGTTTCAGGGACATAAGGTAAAAGACTATGGACTTAATCGGACGAGAGATATTTGCTGTTGGCAAGTGGAACGATATGGAGTTCAAGGAAGCTGACCTTGACGATATTGTTTCCAACTTTGAAGCGCTAAGTGAAGTTCACAAAGTGCCATTGAAGTTCGGCCACAACGATGAGCAACCTGCGCTTGATGGGCAACCTGCTATCGGATGGGTCAGTCGCGTATTCCGTAAGGGTGCGAAACTGTACGCCGACTTTACTGAAATGCCGACAGTTGTAATGGAGGCAATAAAGTCAAAACTGTATAGGACAGTTTCAATCGAATTACTATTCGACGTTGATCACAGTGGCCAGCGTTTTGGCCATGTGCTTGATGCCGTTGCTTTACTGGGTGCTGATCAGCCAGCAGTCAACACCCTTGAAGACCTCAATGCCTTACTCGCTGCGCGAACCAGTTTTGCTGGTGGTCGCCGAATGTGCTTTGAGACAATTGCTGGGAAAGGAACGCAAACGATTACCCATAAGGAGGAAAACTTTATGGATAAGCAGGAACTGAAAGAGTTTGTTTCAGAGCAACTTGCACCTATTCAAAGTGAACTTGCGGACGTTAAGAGCGAACGTGACGAACTGAGAACTCGCGCTGAGAAGGCCGAGAAAGAGCAAGCTGACTTTAAGGCAAGCGAGAAAAAAGAGAAGGTCAAACTGGCGCGTAAAACCGTCACTGACGTTCTTGATACGGCAGTACGTGATAAGAAAATGACTCCCGCTATGCGCGAAGGTTACTCTGCGCAGATTGGTGTGGATGAAGATGAGCGCGTACTGGACATTGATGTTGAACAGGTGAAGTTGATGTGTAGCGCAACAACGGTAGACACTAAGCAGCAAGGGCGAGAAAAGAAAGACGATGAGACTTTCGATACTGCCTCGGCTGAGTTGACGGTGAAAACCCATGCGTTCATGGCGGAACATGGCGAGAAAAGTTTTACTCGCGCCTTGGAATCCGTTGCAAGGGCTAATCCTGATCTTCATAAACAGTACCTTGACAGCAACTTGGGAGACTAGGCCATGACGGTACAAAGACATTTTGACACGATGACCGTCACGGCATCACAGGACTTGCGCACACACCAGTTCAAACCAGTAGATTTGTCTGGCGGTGTTGGCGTTACGTCCTTGCTGTCTGTTGGGATTCTGCAAAACAAAGCTAATACTGGTGAACACGCGACACTCGCGTATCGTGGCCAGTTGAAGGCTTATTCGGGCGCGGCTATTGCAAGTGGCGCATTGATCGGAGTGACCGCAAGCGGTTTTCTTATTACAGTAACGGGTTCGGCATCGGTAGGTTACGCAAAGACCGCCGCCGCATCGGGTGACCTCTTTGAGTTCATCGGTTCGTTCCCTGCTGATAAGATCGCATAGGAGGTTTTGACATGGGACAAAGTTCAGGTAGGGACCTCCACATTGACGTTCTGTTATCGAATGTTGCAATCGGGTATATGATGGAAGATACCGTTGCAGGTTTGATAGCGCCCGTTGTGCAGGTTGCGAAACAAAGTGACGCTTACGCTATTTTCAGTCGTGCAGATGCTCTGCGCATTGAAGATGCTAGGCGTTCTCCGGGGACCGAGGCCAACAAGGTTTCGCGTTCGCTCTCAAGTGACACATACTACGCGAACAATTATGCGTTGAAGTACCCCGTCACGATTGAGGATCGGGAAAACGCTGATCCGATACAGAAACAAAACATCATTAACGATGGCGCACAGTACATTACCGACAAGTTGAAACTGGATTGGGAAAACCGAGTAGGCGGTATGGTCAATTCAATAACACAAGTCGGTTCGTATGCGGCAGTTGCTTCCGAATGGGATGCCGCTGCTTCAAGTGATCCATTGGGTGATATGAATACGGCTCTTGACGATATTCAGAATCGAACAGGTAAACGAGGAAACAGCATTTGCATGGGTATCGCCGCATGGCGTTCACTTCGTCGCAATGATCAAGTCCTCAACCGTTTGTTCGGTACGAATAACGGCGGCGGCTATGCAAATACACAACAGGTAGCCAGTCTCCTTGAGATTGAACAACTGCTTGTTGCAGGGGCATACCAAAACACGGCTAATGAATCACAGGCGGAAGTATTAGCGCCACTGTGGATTGATAATGTCCTCGCGTACTATGCGCCGAGTTCCGCAAGTCGTGACCAGCCGAGCTTTATGTATTCGTTCCGTTGGGCGACGGGAGGTTTGCCGAATATGCAAGCCGAACGCCATCCCTTCGACTCGAAGACAAAGAGCGAGGAAGTTGAAGTTGGTTATTATCAGGATGAGAAAATTACGGGTGACGAATACTCGTTCTTGATCAGATCGGTAAACTCCAGCACGTAGGAAATGTGGCGGCGTTGGTTAACTCCCATTATCAGCGCCGCCTTTTTTGAACGAACGGAGAAGTGAAATGCACGTACCAGCTAAAGAACCGAAACCGGAAACAGTGCCAAAACCTGTACCAGCTAAACCAGCGCCAAAGGAAAAGAAAAAATGAGCCACGTACCATTGGATAAGCAGGAAAGGAAACGGCCTGTCAATGAGCATGAAAAGGGCAAGCTGCGGCGTGAGAAGGAAAAGGCTAACTGGCGACACCGTAACGGAAAGTAATAGTGCTTAGAACCAACCAATACGTACCGGATCAGACTCCGTGGCCTGTTACGGATGAACAACTCGTTCTTAAAAAGGCG